TCGTCATCGCCGTAGCTCGGAGCGTGTATAGGTATAACCATTAAGGCCCGTCTGCTTGGTCGGCTTAGCACCCACGCCAGAAGGTCCACCTTAGCTAACTGGATTGCACATGAGTCACCCCTCATTACTCGGCTACCATACCGGAGTATGATCGCACCCGCCACACTGCTGTGACCGGTCCCTGATCATGCCTTTCACTCAGGGTAGTCCCGCAGGATCTGGCTCATAGCCTCTCACAGCAGTGGCCCACAGAGCGTAAACCAATTAGTGACAGCAGTTCAACTCCTCTTTACAAAGAAGTCGACCTCACTGTCACTCTCCCACATCTGGTCCTTCTGATCACCCAGGCCGCCCACGCAACCCAGGATCCGGTTCGCCAACCCCCTACCGCGGGCAATCGGCTCACCTAACACAAGGATATCTTCGTCATCCGCAATGGTTTCAACTTGACGGACCTTGGACACCTTTTCGTTCACCACTACTAAGGCCCCCTCCATCCTCCCATCTACGGACTCCCCTGAGGAACAACCCTCAGTGGGGGAGCGTGGGCTAACCACATGTCCCCCCCCATATCCATACAGACCACTGGTAGTCTTCATCCCAAGTCTCCAGTACCCCATTGTGGTTCCCATCTTTGGTGATGTGCGGTAGCGTTGAGGTAGTCGAAACCACCCCAGTCGAATATTTGTGAGATACTTCATCAATCCCTCCCACAAGTCTCGCACTGGGTCACATAAGCGCCCACTGGGTACCATCCGGTTTATGATGGTAATCTCTTCCCGCAGTTGCTCATTGACCCGCCCGATAGACGTCGGAATGGACTTATTCTCTCCGAATCCAAGCCATACTCCCAGGGCGCCCTCTAGGAGCGCCGTGATTTCTTTTTCGAACTCATCGATCGTAAGCCCAGTCTTGGCTGCGTCCGTCCACGCGAGCATGTCACCCCAATCTTCTTGTTCCTCGCGTATGCGCTGCAAGATGGTCTCCCGGATAACCTTTCCTCCGTCTGAGGCACTCGATTTCCAGGGCGCTTGCAGTCTTAGAAGGATGCCTATTCCCGCACTCCCCTGACTCATCGCCACTCTCAAAGCTCTAACCCATTGGGGCCTAAGAGCCTTGATCGCTTTGATTTGCCGGTCTGGAGCACAGGGAAATCCTGGGCCTCCGAATTCACGCGGTAGAAACGGATCTAGTCCCACGCGACGAAATTCGTAGAATTCGTCGCGGAACGTCACTTCACATATATACTCAACGCCTTTGGCATATGGTATTGACGTGCCTCCCATAAACCTGGGGACGCGCCGGCTTTCGCCGGGCTGTACTTTCGGCTCGCCGTCCAGCACGGAAACGCTGATGGTATCATGCCATGTGACTGTTCGATCTGAGTCTAGAATAGCTAAACGCTCGACCAATGTCCCCCCAGCCTCCGAGAGAAGGTCCTTCCCAAGGTTCACCTCCCCTCCATGACTACGTAGGGAATTATCGAATTCCTGAGATGCTCCGACAGCCGCAACTATCATTGCATCATCACCCACCACCCTAGATTGAACTAAGGATTTTACCGCTGTTACATGCTTAAGCGTATACAGCGAAAGGGTTGGCCATGTTGGGCCCCTGCCCATAGCAGGTTTCCCTTTTGTGGTATAGGAAAATGCCACTCCATTCGCCCCTTTGCCCTCAATGAGAACAGGCCGGGCGTAAAAGAGCAACATGCGTGCAAACGGACTGTCAAGCGGGATCATCAGACCACGTAGCACCCCCCGTAGGATAGCCTTGTGATCATCACCCGATATCTTGTCCGATGCCCTGACAAGATCCACTGATCTAATCTCATATCCGCTTGGCACCTTAACCTGGCTAGGGTCAAGTTCCTTCGGCTCCGAG